TTAATAATATAATTGCCAGCAAATCGACCTGTGTTGCCACCTACCATGCTAAGAGCTTTTTCCTCTGCACTACCACTAACCATGCCAAACTCAGGGTTACCAGCTTTACCGTCAAGAATTTTTTTTAGGGCAAGCTGTACCTTCCCTTGGTCAGCTTCCTCGTTTTTTCCGGTCAAGCGTTCTTTAAGCGGATTGTAGCTATCTAAGTAATTTGGTAGCATCTACTTGCCTTTCATCGACATGAAGGAGTTTTTGTTCTTGGCTTTTACGGTGCCGCCAGTTTTCATAAAATAACCGTAGCTACCGGCGTCATCAGGATAACCGGGCATACCGCCTTCTGCTCCCGCATCACCCGGATCACCCAAATCACCACCACTAGTATCACTATAGCCAGAAATACCGGGAGAAGGAGGAGCAACAGGAGCAGTTGCCGGTCCCGTCGCTGCGCCTGAACCTTCATCTATAGTAATGCCAAACAGTGACGCTACGTCTTTTGAACTTTGAGCGGTTCCAAAATCTACGGTTTCATCTACGTCTAAATTAACTGCGTAATTAAATAAACTTTTGTCCATAGGACGACCAAATTTTCCACGACTAAGAGCGTATTTTGCAGCTTCTACTGATGCTCTAGCAGACTGACCTATAGGTAACGACCCTGCTCCTGCACTGCTTAAAATAGATTGCTCTTGACTTAATGCTTCTTGCATTGCTTTTTGTTGATCCGCAAAGTCTCTTCCTGTTTGAGTTGCAGGGTCTAAAACATTACTGCTAGGGTCTGGAATGTACGGATCAGTTTGAGTTTCTATATCATCGTCATTATCATCGTCGTCACCATCGTCCTCTGGTTGAGGGTACAGAACATCACCCACATCTCCAATTGGCGCAGCGCCAGTATCTTGATATCTTTCAAAAACATTTCTAACTTGAGAAGCAGGGATACCTTGGGCTGTTAGCAACTGCCCGATACCAACTTGAGTAATGTCTGTTGGGGAGCTAACAATGTCGGTAAACTCATTTTGAGGCAGCAAAGAATACGTTTCTGTACCCTGTGGTCTTTGACCCTTTTTACGCCTACGCCTAGTACGAGTTAATGTACCAAGACTAGCCTTTTCGCCAATCCCAATTTGCCCCGATGCTTGGTCATCCAAAAACGACATTACTTGTTCCTTTTCATATTCTCGTAGTTATTCCGCAGCTTCAGCAAGGTTTCCAGTAAAGCCAGCTTCCCCTGCAAGCGGCGCACTTCCAACTCCGATATTTCCGCCACCAACGCCCGAGACATCTGCTGGGTTTGCTCCAACAGGTACTCCTCCAACGCCACCCATGCCGCCGGGTTGTTGAGGAGCGGCCCCAGCTTGTGGAACGCTGTTTTCTGCTGGTTGTTGTTGCTCATTCAAACCTCTCAATACATCTGCAAAAATAGCTGCTTCGTTAACATCATTAACTAGCTCATTCGGATCAATGTCTTGCGAAATAGCAAGTTCACGAATAAGATTTGGAATCTTAACAAACGGTGCCAGCATTGGGTTGGCAACTGTTTGGAGCAACGTAACAAGACGCTGTGTACGAACCTCTTTCTGCATAACAGCAGAAGTACCTCTGGGCTTAATCTCAAGATCGCCTTCAATTTCAGGCTGTTCTTCGTTAAACTGCATGTTCCACTGGAAGTAGGACTCACCCATTGGCTTCAAAAGATAGTCGTCAATGTTCTTAACAACAGACTTGATGGACAACGTGGACGAACTCATAAGCATAGACAGCCCAGAAGCAGTGCGTCCTGTGCCGCTTACGCCGGTTTGACCGTGTGCAATGCTAGGAATACCTGTCTCTTCGTCCGCAAGTTGCCGTGCCTTGTCATACATTTGAGCGTTGGCTGGTGCAGTGTTGGGGAAATTAATAGAGTTAATGGCCGTGCCGCTAACGCCTGACTGGCGGCGGAACACTTTGCCGGGGTAAATATCGTAGTTCTGGCCGGGGACCAGCATAGCTTCGTCAATGTCAAACACTACATTACCGGCAAGGGCAAGGTTGTCGATTGCCATGCGGATGTGGCCGTTCATTAGAAGTTGCGCGTCTTCCATGTTTTCGGCAATGCCCACACCAAACATCTGGTACGGGTTTACCTCGTAAGGAAATACTTGATAAGGAATGCGTTCTGGTGTAAATGGATTAATAACTAGGCGTAGTACTTTATTACCAGAAACCCATGCGTTTACTTGATAAGACGAGAGGCTATCCATCCCACTGAAGATTTCAAGACCCGCTTCATTAGCCATCGAAGCATCCAGAACACCCCAGTACTCAAGTACTTCATAACGCGACTCAGAATAGATAGGATCATTTTGATCAGACTGTAACTGAGCCTCAAAATACTTTTCTTCATAGTTGGGGCCATTTTCCAAAAGCTCTTCAATGGCTTCGTTATTAAAGTAAGGTTCATCTTTTAACTTTCGTAGTTGTTGACGATTAAGCTTGTGTCGCTCAATAACGTACTCTGCATCCTCAACACCAGAAGCGTTGGGATCAGGGTAAAAATTCCAGCATGAAATATGGTCAATGTTAGGTTTAGATTTGTGAACAGGAGCGTATTCTTTTTCTCCTTCTTCATTGCGCCGCCACCGTGGAATAGTCTTGTCGTAGGTAAACGGGCCTTTAATGATGCCTGTACCAAGCAAGCAAGACTCAAAGATAGACTTGCGTAGCTTTTTAACTGCTGAAGTATCTAAAAGTTGGTCATGGATTGTTTTTTCCATGTTTGCAGCAGCAAGAGCAGCCGGTTTAATTTGTGGTTGGCCCATTTTGCCGGGACCAGCAACAAGGTTTTCACTGTCGTATTCATAACCCAAGTTGCGAGTTATGGGGTTTTCCGTCATACGTGCTGTTGCTTCTTTAGCACCGGGAAGAAGTTCTTTGCCATCATCAGGAAAACCAAAGGGACTTTCTTGCTGTGCTTCTTGCGGAGACTTTAAATGGGCAAACTCAGGGATGCCTTCTGGATTAGGCGTAGACTCAACTACAATGGGAAACTTTTTATTGGCAAACAAAATATCACCAATTTGACCCGCAGCAGCAAGAACCTTTACCTTAGTAATCTTAATAAAGACACGAGATCGTTCTGATTCTCTGAGTTGTTCTGTACTTTGACTGTCAGACAGCCCTCGATAGTTCTTGTACGCCTTTAGCCATCTCTGTTCATCAGAGTAGCGACCATCTTCTGCCCTTTGAAATTTGGCACGGATGTGCCCCACAAGTCCACTAAAGGAACTAGAAGCAGGGCCGTCAGCCATACGTACATCAATGGCTAGGTCTGTGTCAGAGCCGCCGTCTTCGTCTATATCGAGAAATCCCATATTAATTAAGGAGACTTAGTAGTCCCGCTCATCCGCCATTTTAAAGACAGCGGGGTCAACCATTTTTGCTGATGCGGACGGGGCTGCTGTAATGCCGTCGCCATAATCGGCGCTCGTAAATGGATCAAGCTTTTCACGCTTGGCTGGGCCATCAGGAGTTTCATTCATGTAACCCTGCACTGGACCCATTGGAACCGTAAAGGTTGCCGTTGATTTTAGTAGCTGTTTCATTGTGCTGTTCCTTGTTTTTGTTGTTGTCGTTGCATTAAGCGTTTCATTTCATCCTGAAACCTAGTGCTACGCTGTATGTCTTCTTGCATAGCAGCGCCTTGCTCCATTGGCCTTGCTCTTTCAGCCAATTGTTTTTCTAAATACTCAGCCTGTCTAACTTCAGGTGGCATTTCTGCTGTAGCTAGACGCTGTTCATCCGTTAGATCACCTCCTTTAACTGACGCTAACAAAGCTTCCATTTGCTGTGTTGACATACTTTCTGGATCACGACCTGTTGGTTTAGAACTCATAGCGTAGTCGAGAGCCTCTGCTCCCTTTGCTGCAAGCCCAATACCCCCACCAATTACGGCAGGAGCAACACTTCTTATAATTTTACCTTTGTTCTTGCTTAAAAACTGGCCCATTTTTTCTAGGGCACCCGCGTCACCTTTGACAACTTCTCTTGCTACACCCTCGGCTTTTTTAAGGGGCATATCAGCAAGTGTTTGTTTTGCTCGAATACCCGAACGCAACTTACCTTTTTCGACAAGTTCTGCTTCTCTAGGATCATTAAGTATTCTGTCAAGAGCTTGTTTGTTGGTTAGTTTCTCTGGCTCTGGTTCAGGAGGCGGCGGTAGTTTTCCTTTGCTTTCAAGAAACTTCTGTGCTTCTTCAGCCAAAGGATTGTCGATGACCTCTGCACTTGCTTGACCTACTTTTCTTTTTCCTGCGGTAGCTTTTACAGGAGTAGGTCGCAAATCAGGAAGAGCCGACTGCAACGCTTCACTAGGAAGTTGCCCGGTCTTAACTTGATTGATAACGTCATCCATCAACTCAGTAAAATCGTAACTATCAATAGTTCTTTTACCGGCTTTTACTGGGTTGTTTTTTATAAGGCCAAGTTGTTCAAACACTCGTACAGCAGAATTTTGTGTTAATTTTTTGTTGCTGTCATCTCCGTAAGGAAGTGGAACATTCTCTAGTCTTCCAAACTTATCAATGATCCCCGGTGCAATTTTTCTAATTGGCTTTAGCTGTGGATCATCTACGTTTTTAAAATCAGTAGCATAAGCATTGACAATGCCCTCAAGAATACGCCGGAAAGGGTCTTCTGGATTGCTAAGGTCAATATTAAGACCTTTTTGTATGTCTTTAGCCATACCTAGTACCCAAACACAATATCACGGGGTGCAGGGGCAGTATCCTTAACCCTGTGCGCCCATGAATTATAATTAACATTGTTGATCTGTTGTGCCATGCACATATACCTTAATGCGTCGTATGCGTGATCTTCTGCTTTAGTGTCCACATCTTCGCTGTTTGTGCGAGATAGTGGTAAAGCTGGAAGGGTG